AGCCCATCATGCAACACTCGGATTGTCTGCCGAGGTCTGAAAGGAGGTGATATTATGAGAAACCAGATTCAAGTTTCTTACTTTCCCGACTTAGTCGGTAAGGTAGAGTACCTTGAGGAAGCACGTGAACTGAAGAAGCGAGTTGTTAACCTCCCTAACGGGAGTGTTAAAGACAGCGTTTCAGCACAATTGGATAATGTATTCAATACCAAACCCGAAGAGCTTCCAAATGCTCTAGGTGGTCCGTGGAGAAGACAAATACAATTGTTCCTGACAGCTGTTAAATGCCTTATGGCAGATAGCAACGTATCAGAGAAAGTGCTTAAGGATCTTGACCATTTGGCCTCGAACCTTCTGGTTTCTATTAATTGAGACTCCTTTCTTATTGCATGTTGGGTGGGCATTATACCCTGGTAGGTGTGGATCACCTGTCTGAGTAACCCTCATATCCGAAAGGAACAAGGGTGATGAGATTAACATCTCAGCTCAAACGGGATCTTCTCTACCGGGCTTACAGCCTTCCTATTCCTCGGAATATCTCCGAACCTTTTGTCACACTTGTGTGTCATTGGGTGGAGAATTCTGGTGAGGAATGGACTGTTGATCGATTGAAATCGATCAAGTTGGATATTATCCGTGTTCGAGCAGGACTTGGTCCTGTATCTTCATGGATAAAGAAAGGAACTAGAGGAACTTGTTTCTCTGGTTCTTTAGCAGCTATTGAACGTTTCTCCCGTAAGGGAGATTCATTCTTTAGTACTGCTGTCCAACTCATCCAAGTATATTCTTGGTTTTGCGCTAGTGGTTTGACCACTAAGCAATCTAAGAAATTCTTGGATGGAGTCCAGGCTGACCCACCATCCAAAGTCCCATTAGATAAGGCGAAAGCTATACTTGACGTAGGTTGCTATCAAGCGCACCTTCGAAAAGTACGGCAATTACCCTTACCTAGACCTATTGTGGAAATGGTACCCTCAAATGCAAAGAGAGCACCGTTACCCAATAAATCAGTTCCAGAGGTCCGAGGAATCATAGATTCCTTGGATTATCTCTGGATGTCTGAGAAGGGCCGTAATCATTACTGCCAATTTCGACATCTCTATGACTCTGTCATGGAGGGTTTACATTGGTATCGTGATTACTTACATACTAGGAGTGGTCCTTATGGTCCACTTCCTAATATGGATAAGTCCTTCGTGGTTGGTC